GTCTCCCACAGCCGAAGAGTTTCCCGTTTTATTTACCCGGGGGGAGTTCCAAAAAAAATATTTTTATTTTTTATTTTAAATTGAATTAAAAATTTTAGAAAAATAATTTTCATTTTAAGGAATCTCCGCATAGAACCTAAGGAGTGCCCTATATTCTGCGCCCCTTGGTACCTTCCCTATGCCTTCTACCATCTCTCTTTGTTCAGCTGTGGTTTGCATTCCGCCCGGTGGTGGATAGCATAGTGGCACTCCTTGCATAGGCAAACCAAATTGCTTTTAGTGAGTGCCAACTCCGGGTGTTGTTTTAGGAATTTGATATGGTGTACTGCCTCGGCTGGTGCATACATACCTTTCCTCTTACACGCCTGGCACTCATGGTGCTGTGCCTCTAGTACTTCACGCTTGGTATGTTCCCATATAGCAGAGTTATAGAAAGGTTTCATGTTGCCCTGCTTTACCAACTCTCTAACCCATTGTGTTACCTGCCTCGGGCTTAACTCCATACTATTACTCACAATGGTATTGTTACCTCTTGGCTGTCCTCCTGTGTATGCTGTACTGTTGCCCATGCTCATGCACCTACTCACCCGGCTTGAGCACGCAGGTGCAATGTAGCCTATCATTGTTCTGTATAGATTCGACCTTATAGTTCTTCAATTTCCTAAGCATACCATTCAGTTTGTCCGCTGTCTGCTTGGCCTCTTCTAACAATGCTGTCATAGCCTCATTAAGGTTTTTATTAAATTTAAAATCTTCATTTATATAAAAGTCTACTCTTATCCTCATAGCGTACCTCGTTTCCGCATTATACATTTATGCACTCTTATACTGCTTTCCGTTCTTTTTATAACACCTGAAAGCTCTTTAGAATTAAGATAAGGAGAATATCTAATCATATTTTCTTCTGCTTCACTCCATGACTTTTGCCATTTGGGATATGGTTTTTTAAGATACTTTATTTTATTTTTTTCATTTTCGGGTATCTTATATAATTTCTTGTTTTTGTATCTATGGGCTTGTATTTTACCTTGTTTGATATAATTAATAACAGTTTTTCTATCTGCTCCAAGTTCCCTTGCAAATTCTGAAGCGCTATCAAACATCTGGCATCACGCATAATTCTCGATTATCTCGTCTCCAATACGGTGGGATTATAGCATGTTCTTGCAGGTTTATATTTTTGCTCTTTTTTATATATTCTTGGCATTGCAAACCAGGTATTGGTCGCATTGGCTTGCCGTCTTTCCATATGCTCCAATCTTCTTCTATAATCTCAAATTCCCACTTTCTAACCTGCCCATATCCCTGTGAACTTTTCTTGCCTAGATAAAATATATAATTTTCAAGTAGGCTTTTTATTTTGTTTAAATCACCCCGAACATAAAATATAATTTCGGGATATGCTTTCAAAACCAGCGGCATATGATAAGATTTAAAAAAGCCAGAACCTATATCTACTCTGTGCCTGCCTTTGCCTTTAAATCTAACTATATCATCATGCCAATCGTCCCATCTCTTACACCACGATGATACATATTCTTTATTATCTCCTATCCCTATAGAAGTACAATATACCCCGTATTTTCTATCCAGCACTTGTCCTAAATATTTATCAACCCATTCTTTCGTTCCATAAATATTTTCTCCAGAGTAATATTCGTCTCCATTTATTTTCTTTGCTATTGCCGCAGATATAACACTATCCAATATAATAAAATCTGTAACTGCTATAGGGCTTGACATATTAGCTGTTACTTTAAAATTATTAAACATTGTATCACCCTCTTAACTCTGAAAATAAGCTTTTTGCAAAATCAATCAAACATAAGCTTTCTTTATTTCTTATATATTTGACATTTAAATCATTATTTCTAATACGTTCAAGTGCATCCGCATCTTTTAATATTAAAATCATTCCTTTATATTCGGATTTTATATTTCTGTCCCCGATAGAATGATTTTTTATTATGTCAAATATTTTTTTGTCTTTTAATAGTCCCTTTGCTTTGCATGCACTTATCTCTCCATGCTTTATATCGTTTGAATTGTTTCTTCTGCCTATATCATGTAATAGTGCAGAAATAAGGAGAATCATAGTATCATATTCATTTACATTTAAAGATTGGCATATTTTATACGTCAGAACAGTTGTCCTTACTAGATGATCTATTTTATGGTTTTTATACATACCCTTTCACCTCCGGGAAAGCTTCGGTTAATTTATTATATTGCTCTGGATAGTTTCTCTTTAAAAACACAATAGTTCCCTTCTCCATTAAATCTCTTGCTGTTATATATCCCAGCCTAATCCAATGTTCATCTTTTGTAGTATATCCAATGCTCGTATCCATCTTAGAATATATAGGGTGCATAGGTGCATTATACAATGTTATCGTAGCCGCTACATCTTCAAGCTTATACCACGCCATAGGGTAACATATGTTACAGAATGTTGGCACGTGAGATGTAAATGCCATTCCATGTGCTTTCACCGCTCTCATACGTCTTCTGCTTTCATATGCTCGTACACCTATAAAAGCCAAGTTTCTATTATATTTTTCTATACAATTATCTATAGCGTCAAAGAAATATCCTTGCTTACCAAATTTTTTAACATCATTTGCTGTTTTTTTAGATACAGTAGAAAAAGCAGATACAGGGCTTTCATTTATGATAAGATTTATCCCTGTTTTCTCAGATACTTTATTCAAGGTTTTAATTGTCCCCGGGAAAGACGCATCACTTACATGCGCCCACAGAAACATATTATTTTTATAATTTAATTCATCCGCTACCTCTGCAATTATAAACGCCATAGCTACACTATCCTTGCCGGCGCTAAGACATATATAAGGCTTATCAAATTTCTTCAATTGTTCTTTTATTACCTCTTTGGATTTTTCCCATTTTTTAAAGAATTGGTTTGAATTAGCCCTTATATAACCGACCTCCATAAACTCTTCCAATGTCATTATAAAATCTTCTCCATATTTCTAATCCATTCTCTTATGGCGTCTTTATTTTCCTCCAGATAGTCGTAATATACTTTTATATCAACGTCTATATCATAATCAAGATTAATTTTCCCATGCCCTATTGAGCTTTTACCGCCTATATAGCCATATTCTTTCAGCTTCTCAAGCCCTGCTTTCAAACAAGCTTTTTCAACTTCATTATCATTTTCTATAACTATATCTCCGGCTAATTCAGTACCGGCGCTCAAACACTGCATCTCATATTTCATCTGTGTTGGGTTTTCTTTTTTCTTGCCCTTTTCATCTTCAATTTCATTGATGTTGAAATCTTTGGATTTTAAATCATCTCTTCTAGTATAAAAGGTGTCCTGCAACATATCATAGAAACTTGTATCATTCTCTGCTCCGGTATACTTTGCCGTTTCCTTGCATACAGGCACAAAAATAGCCACCTTCAATTTGCCTTCTGGTATCTGGTCTCCTATAGCTGAACCAAATAGGCTTAAAGGTGGGCACATCTTACGCATTTCTCTTTTCTTGCCTATTTCATTATATCGGCTTCCACTCGTCAAAGCTCCACCGGTAAACAACAAATAATAAAGATTGGCTGATACTCCCTCATCTGTAATATCTATATGGTCTAAATAATCCTGCATAATAAGTCTTCTCAATTCACCCCTAAAGGCGTTTCCAGAATATACAGGAATATCTATGTACTCACCTTCATATTCATATTTTTGTGTCCTTGCCGCTTGCATGGTGCCCATTCTCTGGTCCCCGAAATGGCTAAGTGGACTTAAAAGTGTTAATTTTATACTAGTTCTCATGTACTTTTACCCCCTTCTCTGTAAAACTTACTTGAGCATTTTCAAGCTTTTTATTCAAAGCTTCTTCTCTTTCTTTTCTGGCTTTTTCTGCCTGCATTTGTTCTTTACGTACTTGATTATTTAATCTAAGTTTTAAAATAATCACTTGGGTTTTCTCTCTAAAAGCCTTGAGAACTGCATTTTTAAATTCATCTGTTTGTTCTGAAATCTCTGATACATTTTTATGCCTGAGTGATCTAACATCCATCTTCCTGCATAGCTTTTCCACAAACTTATCATATTGATTTGTTGTAGTAGCCGAAGCTTTCACCTTTGAAGTGAATTCATCCCATATTCCCATTGCCCTGGTACCAGTTACCTTGTCCCAATCTATTTGAGACCATATATCTGCCAATGTAGCTACTGCCGCATCTTGAATATTCTCTTTATTCAATTCGTACAATTTTAATACCTCCTAGAATAAACTTATTTGTTTGGTTTTAGCAGCTTTTTTCTTTTCTTTCTCAAGGGCTTTCAACCTTGCTTTTTCTTCTTTCTGTGCCTTCTGCTTAGCTTTTACATATTCGTTTCTTTTTTCAGAGTTCATCATGTAAATTAGTAAGTCAAATTGTGCTGAACCCCTGTATTGGCTAAATAAATCCTCATATGTTGCAAACTTTTCAAGTCCGAATTGTTCAATTGAAATCATCTTATAATTGCCCGTTTGTAGCTCATCTTTGCTAAACTGTAGATAAGCATCATTTAAGTATTCATACACTCTTTTCAGCTTATTTACATCAAAAACATATTCTCTGTCTTCTTCTCTAATAAAATATCTCTTCGGGTCTGAATTTACCTTACATCTGAATGAATTATGCTTTTTAAAACTTTGGGTTATACCCACTACGAATTCACCAGTTACATACTTTCCAAGGTTAAACAAATAATCTTCTATATCATTTTTCTTTAATAGATATAAGTTATTTGCATCTGCTACAAACGAATTAACCCTTACTTCCCTAGCTTTTATTACCCCTGCACATTCTTTACAAATATATTGGCTTATTCTATTCTTGCAATCTCCCCAATTTGTAAAGTTTGAAGATAATACTTTTTTGGCTTTTGCACCTTCTGCTATATGCTTGCCGCATATTAGGCAATTAGTGTCTATACTTTCCAAGTTTTCAACTTTTGGGTTCCCTAATGCTGAATATAATATCTCTGTATTTGTAATTGCTCTCACCTCTTTTCAAGCATAAAAATAAGACACCTAGAATTTAATCTAAGTGTCTTTAGGGGATATGTATTATAGAGTAGGTAAAGGCCTCTCACCCTTACATGATAGCTTTACAACCCGGTAGAATTTAATCTCCTTCACAACTTCGCCATTGAACTTATCCTTGTATTTCATAATAATTACTCCTCCTTTAATTTTATCTAATCCTCCTTATCGCGCCATTGATTCGTCTGTAGCTATCATGGTGCATTAATTTTTTTATATCTATAAAAGAGAGGTGTTCACCTCCTTTGGGTTTGTCTTTATTTGGTTGTTTCTTTTTATTCATGTCACTCACTTCCTCCACATAAAATAAAAGAGCTGCATATAGGCATGGCTATCGGTATATTCTCCACTGTATCTAATGTTGCATTCAGTCCTGTTTGATACTTATGGAAATGCTTTTTAATGTTCCTCTTTACGCAGTAGAAAAGAAACTCAGAGTCTACCCACGGCGTAGGTTCTGCAACTGCGTACTGGCTCCCGACCTTACCACTGGATGTCAGCAAGCCCACTTCTCCCCTCGTCGCGCTTATCTGGATTACTATTGCGCCTTTTGGATAAATCTTGTTTTTTTTAGAGCGTTCTACACTTGCCACATCTTTTAGTTGCAGGTGGCCATCCGGGCTTGAATATTCTCCCAGCACCGGATTCGGATTAACTTCTAAGGCTTTTCTCTGCATTGGTAACGCTCTATGCCATATTACTTGCCCACTTTCGATATGTTTTATTTCGTTTTGTGTCCATTCTTTTACTCCGAATTCTTTTGCTACCATTTTGGAGTGTGGCATCACATTTATGTCACTATATCTTAGAAAATCGTCTTTGCTATTTTGTATGAAGTAGACCTGTTTAACCTTGCCTTCAAGGCAATCACCATGCACTACTATTGCGTTCATACCCCTGATAGCCAGGTTGTGGATAAGATACGGGATGACATTGTCCGCCAGCTCATCCGCCCGATATAAATACCTATGCGGTGCATAACTCCATAAGGTTTCTGCAAGCTGGTCATCCCTCCATTTTTGAATCAGCAATGAACCCGTTCCTGCCGTTGGATCATACGCAGAATACCCCGCCTTTTGGAATGTTTCGGCGTCGCTCCGTGTCAGCATTGCCAGTATTTTAGAGACCGAATCGGGCGTATAGTCCTGTTTGTGGGTTTTCCTCTCTGCATTGTACTCCTCAAAATAATCCTTAAATGTGTCTTTATATACATTACAATCTACTTTTAAAAGTGCATTATAAAATTCCTTTCGTTCTTCGGGCTTGAATAATATATTTTTTAAATAAGCCTCAAACTCCGAATGTTGTGTAGTGTTTGTTATTTTATAAAATGTTTCAGCATCTAGCATATTAATCGCCTTCTATTTTTGGATATGAAAATAGACGCCGTTTCCGACGCCTATCTCCTAGACACACAACACACAATAGTGATTTTTAAATTTACGGCTTGCGCCGCATTGGCAGCCCCATATTTTCGCCCTGGAGCCGCGGGCATATTATTTATAAAGGAGGGTTATATAGAACAATCTTTACTTTGTTACGATACTATAATACAACTTTTTTAATCTGGAAAATTGTACAGTTCTTGTACAAAGTTTGCACTTTTCTTGCAGTCAAGCTGTTTAAAAATGGTAGATTAATTCCCCTAATCGCTCTATTATCAAGGTCCGGCGCTTACAGCAATAACTACTATCTAAGTTTAGCTTCTGTCCTATTGCCACCCAGGTATTCTTCCTGCCAAAATATCTAAGTTCAACCAGCTTCCTGGATTCATCATCTAATGTTTTAAGGGCGTTCTCCACCTTAGACTTAAGGCTAATTGTATCGTCTCTTTGCTCTTCCAGCCTGGCAATGAGCTTCTCTTTATGGACAACTTCACTTTCCACCACAGAGCTAAATTTATTTGTACCCTGGACTTTCTCCCCATACTGGAGAGGCGAAACACCTTTATATGTCCTTTTTAGGTTCTCTATGTCTATCTCCAGGTTTTGAATTTTGGCATCCATATTTTTATATGAATATAGGGTTGCCTCTACCTTTCTAAACAGTTTTTTATTCAAGCGTTTTCCCTCCTAATGCTTATTTTTAGGTATCCGAACTATCCAATCCCTTTCTCTTTCAAAAATGCCTTCAAATTCTCGCCGTGAAATGGCATCTTTATTCCTCCTTAATATCCTTCTAAAATTCCTTACCATGCTTATATGGTCTTGATTTATTAATCTCCATTTTCTTCTTAATTTCATTTTCTAAATCTATATTTAGGCCTCCACATAAATCGCCAAGCCTTATTGCTACATCAGCTAATTCTTCTTTAAAATTTTCCGTGTCTCCATGTCTTAACCCATCTTGAGCTTCCGCAACTTCTGAAACAATTAGCATCAACATATTACCTACAGCATTGTAATAATTTTCTGCATGGCCTGCTAATACATCACGTTCTTCTGATGCCCATTCATCCCAAAATCCATGTTCTACAGCATTTTGATGTGCTTCTTTAACTAAATCTTTTATATCCAATCTATTTATCCTCCTTCTCCCAGGTGGCCATATCACCCTGGAGCTTGACCTTTTTATCTGCCAGCTTTACAGCCAACTTGAAGTCCTTGTCTGCCTCTGCCACTTGTATTTGCCTATCCAGCTTGGCTATTTCCTGCCTATAGAATTCAGTTATTGTCATGTTACACACCCCTTTTAGTATCAAAGATACTTATCTGCGGTTCTTCCACGGGTACCTCAATAAAATGCCCGTCTTCCTCTTTCAGTTCTTTTTCTCCATAATATCGTCCGCCATCCTTATCCACACGCTTAAGTGTAGTAGAAATTTTATGCTCGAATTGTAGTGCTTTATATTCATATTCCTTTACTTTTGGTTCTCCATTATCGCCTTCATAGGGAAAATTTTTAGCAGTCATAGGAGTCTTCAATGTAAGTTTCAAGGCTATGTCACCACTTTCAAAATCTCCACTGTAGACCTGTTTTATGACCTCAATTATTTTTTTGTCCAAGTTTTTTAACATCGGTTGAAACACTGGGCTATCTATGCTTACATCAAGCACCTTTCTTGACAAATCAATATTTTCTTTTACTTTTCCCATTTTTACTCTCCCTTCTCTTTTTTAACCTTTTTCTTTTCAATTCCTTATAATCTATCCAACCATATTCATCACCGTATTTTAGCGACCTTGCTACCCATCTAAAGTCCTTATCCGGATGCAGGTATTTCAGTAGTTTGAATCTAAACTCCCCCTGCTGGGTGCTGTAGCCTTTCACGTCGATATAGGTCTCTGTGCCATCTAAGTTGTACACTAGAAAATCCAGTGTGTAGGTCGCCATTCTCTCAGTCTTGCCCCTGTATTGGAACTTGGGTATCAATATGAACTTAGGTTGTAATTCAAAGTTTAGTATCTTACCTTCAAATTTCATCTGCTTTAAATATTCATAGTATTTTGCCTCGTCTTTACTGTCGAATTTTGTTCCATCTATGATAATTTTATTTGAATTATACTTAGTTCTCCTTGCCATTTATTCCCTCCATTCTGCAACTTTTCCTGCACTAACTTGTTAGCAAGTTCCAGCATTTGTATTTTTATTATATTTTTTGATACCCCACGGATGGTCTGCATGATTGTACGGTTTTATGTCTCCGCTCATATACATTTTCCTCCATTCCGCATAATACTTCCTTGCTGTCGATTTCGCAATGTTGTAATTGTAGCAGGCTCCAAATATTGCTTCTTTCGCAAGCACATCATCTCGTTTGGAGAAGTACTCGTATATTTTCTTTTTTGGTGGTCTACTCATGTTCACACCTCCTAAATTTCTAAATCGCTTCAAACGCCCCTTAAATACCTTCCTAAAAATCCAAATGATTAATTATACTTATACTACCCATAGAATCAATTTTAAGGGCGTTCTCGGCTAAAATTTCGATATATGCTACGGTCTATTCACTCCGGGGCCGAACAAATTTGCACTTCTAAATTCCTTCTCTTTGTCGTTGTAAATTAGGTCGATAGGGCTTCCACAATTCTTGCAAGTGATTTCCAAATCTTCTCTGCCTGCACCATAAAACCATATTGCATTTCCACAATTCGGGCATTTAGCTTCCCCGGGGTATAGATCAGACAAATCAAGCTTTGTCCCGCAGTTTAAACACAACACATCTTTAAACAATTCAACATGCCCGTCTTTCACTGGTAGTGGGATAAACGATACTTTCCCGCACTTTGGGCACTTCACTATTACCAAGGTTTTGCGTGCAGGATGCTCCTGCTCATCTGAATGTGGCGCAGTAACTTCGGCTTTCTTTACTTCCACAGTGCCGTTGTGAATGTACTCTCTAACTGGCGTAAATCCTCGCCTTTCGCTGTCTTTTCCTAATTTCACATTTACATCAACATTCCTATCTTTTTCCAGTTCAATTGTTATTTTCATGTTTATTCTCCTTTTTATTTTTAAATATTTTCGGGTCGTATGTGCCGTCTTCGACATACATAGCCCTATCCGTTATGAGCTGGTATTTGGGCTGCCATGTAAGTTTTATGGTGCCCGTCCTGCCACCTCGTTGCTTTGCTATATTAACCTCGATAACATTAGGCTCTTTAGTATTTTTATGGTAATATTCATCACGATACAGGAGCATCACCACATCTGCATTTTCTTCAATTCCACCGCTTTCCTTGAGGTCTGAAAGCATTGGTCTTTTGTCATTTCGTGCTTCGGCGCCCCTGTTTATCTGTGCCAGGGCAATTATGGGAATTTCAAATTCTTTCGACATATTTTTTAGTTCCGCACATACGGCGCTAATTTGTTCCTGGCGGCTATCGCCCATGCCCCTAAGAGACATAATACCCAGGTAATCGACAATTAGCAGGTCTAATCTATTTTGCATCTTAAGTTTTTTGCATTGGAGCCGCATTGTGTTTACGCTCCTGTTTGGTGTGCAGTCTGTATAACAATGCCCCTGGCTTATGGCGCTGGATATATCGGACATCCTTTTCCACTCATCTTCCGACATCTTGCCTTTCTCAAGCCGTACAGTATCAATTAGGCTTTTCATAGCAAGCCTCCTAATTCCCAATTCTTCTTTGCCCATCTCCAGCGAGTAGAACAGAACATTTTTATATTTGGACACATTCTGGGCAATGTTTAAGGCAAAACTGGATTTCGCCATCCCTGGCCTGCCGGCAATAACATAAAATCTTTTTTTCTGGAGTCCGTTTATGGCATTATCCAGGGTTTTTATACCAGTTTGAATTCCCAAAATTGCTCCACCCCGTTCATAATTCTGCTGAATTATGTCGAGAGTGCCGTCCATAAGTTCGGCGTCGGTGAGCAATTGGCTTTTTTCTTCCGCCGTGGCCGTGAGTTGTGTCTCCAGTTTCTCCAGAATCGTACTTGACTTTTTACTTCCGTCCTTGATTTCAGCAAGGGTGTTCTGGATAACTCTTTCCAATAGCCTCATCTTGGATTTTTCTTTTACGATTCGGCAATAATCCTTAATACCGCCAATCGGGGCGTCTGCCGCAAGTTCGGAGATATAGGAGATTGTCACATCCTTCTTGCCTTTTAGAGTTTCCGCCAGGGTAGTCATGTCGATTTTGGTATTATGTTTGTACAGTATCATCATAGCGGCGTATATTGCCCGGTTCTTGCTATTGTAGAAGTCTTGTGGCTCTAAAATGTCTATAGTGTCAAGGATTCTATTGTTTTTCACCAGGATGGAACCTAGTATGTTCGCTTCTGCCTTTATATTCGCAGTTCTCCCCGTATCCATTGCCTTGCCTCCTAGTCGTCACTAAAATCGAACATTTGTACATTGCTGTTTTGCTCTGATTCTTCTGTATAATTTTCATCCAGATAGTCCATATAAGTTCCACTGAAAAATGTACTTCCATTTTGGTATTTCAAATCTTTAAAATCAGTTTCTCGTCTATGCTGAACATATCTTTTGTATCTAAGAACTGTATTTTCTATCTGCTCATATCCATACTTTTGTATCAATTTAGGTATTTTTTGTATTGCCCTGGCTTTTCCTTTTTTACATGGATATAGTTTCCAAATATTCTCTGCCAACTGTGCATTTTGTTCATTTTTTGCACTATTATTATTTATATAGATCTTCTTATCATTCTTGTTAGTTGTTAGCTCTTTGTTAGCCCTTTGTTGGTTGCTTTGTTGATTACTTTCTTTTCTTGACTGATAAACGCTGTAATTTACTATAGTTACAAGCCTTCCTGTCTTTGTTGATTCATATGTTAAAAAATCATACTTTTTGAATTTGTCCAGCGCAGTTCTTACGTTTTGTATTGAGATATTCCTCCCTGCTTTTTGGGCAATGCTGTTTAAGGAAGTTATAAATTGCCCGGGCTTGCACATAAATTTTTGTCCTTTCCATTCCCACTCTTCTTCTTTGTGGTTTGCCAGTAGAAGAAGAGTAATGAGAATAACTTTCTGCTCTGGTGTACTACATCTCCATATTGCTTTATCAAGCAGCTTTCTATAAAGTTTTATCCATCCATTCCCTTCTTCCATGGCTTAAGTCTCCTTAGAATTCTTGGTCTACATTGTCTGCAAACGGTGTGCCCTCGTACGGGTCTTCGGGTGGCTCTTTGCCTTTAGGACTATCCGCTGGTTTGTCCTCTGCGGGCTTACTGCCGCCGTTTAGAAGCATTGCGCAAGCCTTACGCATGGAGGCGTCTCTGCCGTTCTTCGCAAGCCATTCGATATATCTCCTGTCTGCATCCAGGATTTGTCCCAAAGTCTGCCCCTTATGTTTTCCAAATCTTACCGCAATGTTTCCAACCTCGCCGGGCTTCATGTTCTCGATATTTTCCTTCTCTTGGAACTGTGCCATGTCCTCGACATCCTGCGTAAATATTTCGCTTAAGCTCGCGACTGTAAGTGTCGCGTCTACCTGTGCCCTCTTCTTTGCCATCTTGAGTATTGTATTTGCCTGGCTGAATATATCATCATTTTCAATTCTGTATTTTATGTGGCCGTAGCTGTCGGATTTGCTCTTGAGTGTGTCCCTGTCTACTTCCATAGGCAGGTCATCCTCTCTAACCCATCTCCAGCGGTATTTATCCTCCTTGGAGTTACAGCTGCCAACACCTTCTGTGATTTTCATACCACTTTTCCTGAGGGTGCATTTAATTGTGTATGCGAATATGCCTTTGTCGTAGTCCGCAATTTTTCCGATGATGTCATATTCGCTGGTGAGACCCATAAGCATGAGTATCTTTTCTGCCCCGGGCTTCAGGAGGGCGGGCTTCGTAACCCCTCCAATAACCCCATAGTCGTGCCCTTCTTTGAGCGTATTTTTGACTACATTCTGGAACTGGGAAATTTGTGCCAGTTTGTTCCTCACATTTCCAATTTCCACACCGTCCAGTAAATTCACATTTTGCATTTTTTGATTCATAACTTCTCTTTCCACTGTAAAATTCTCCCTCCTATCGAATTCTTAAACTTGTACCCTGCTTTATCTCCGCACCATTTACCTCTACGCCCTGTTTTAAATCTGCCAGTATAGCCTTTTTATCCAGTTTTGGCGGCTGGGGTATCTTGTATTGCCCAGGTATGGCGCCCTCGTCAATTACGCTCACGCTGGGGCTGTTTTTCTGAATTGACAGAGTGAATAGCTTACCCTTGATTTTCTTTTTGTTTAGGGCCTTCATATGCTCATATAAATAATCTTTTAAACTGTCTTTTTGGCTTTCTATTGCTTTTTTCCTGGTCTGCAACCTCTTGATTTCCTCATCCAGCCCCTTAGAATCAACTTCCTTGGATTTTATAATTTTTGCGACATTCTCGGCTTTGGTGTCGAATTCTTCATCCACACTATCCAGCGCCTTTCTGATGGTCTCTTTTGCATCTTCCAATTCTGGATTGTCCAGTAGTTCATCTAAATTCTTGTACCTGTCTGATATTTCATATAGCTTTGCCATAATCATTCCTCCTTTAATAATTTTCTGTGTGAATTTCAATCGGGTCATCTGCTATAAAATCTATAGATAAATCAATTTTAATTGGATAATTTTTGTAGTCTTCTAATCCTTCCGGCAAATTCTTTCTTACAAGTTGTTCCAAAGATGTACCGTTAATAGCTATATAATCCTTCGCAGTTGTCATCTCGCAACCGCTTGAAAATATTTTTAGTTTTTTCACCTTTTTACCCTCCTTGAATTTCCTCCCACCCCGTGATAGAATGGGAGGTGATAAATTTTTTATTTGCCCTTTGCAGAGGGCATTTTTTAAATTATCTCGCCTATCTGGACAGCGCACTCCTGCGTAGCCCTTATATATCCTTCGTCCAGCGCCGCCCTAATGAATGCCCTGTCATACGCGCACAATGTCGGAATACTGGCAGTAACGCCTACACCATCTTCCACACATTCGGCGGTAATAGTGGTTACATCTGAGTTCTTCTTAATCTCAAGTATCCTAAATTTTAAATTTTCCATGTGGCGCCTCCTTTAATACACAACCATTGAAAGTTGGGTCGTTATACGCTTTCTTTACGCAGTAGATAGCAGAATCTAAATCCACTAAATCCATATTTGCATCTCTAAGCATCTTTCCCAGACCTACAGCCACACCCAGAATTTCATACTTACCAGCTCCATTTGCTTCCAACTTCATAAATGGACCGTCATATTCAAATTCTATTTTTTTCATTTCTCTATCTCTCCTTTACAAAATTTACAGCTTGCTCCGCGGTATATCCGTCAAAATACAATTCCACAGCTTTGTCGCATTTTCTCAGCACCTTCAGACTTCTCTTTGCAATGGCCAGCATCTCTTCCAAATCCGTTTCCTTTCCGAATTTGGTTCGGTTCTCGCGGATATCGTCGGTTGTAATCTCCATGACTTCTCTAAATTCTTCATCCGTCATATCGGGTAGCATCTCTCTAATCACGCCTCCAGCTCCTTTCTAAGATTTTTGATTGCCCATCTTCGCCTTTCATATAGGGCTCGCGGGGTGATTCCCAGTATTTTTGTAATTTCTTTCGGTGTCATATCTCTAAAATAGAGCATTGTAATTACTTCTTTTTGTTTAGGAGATAAATTATCTACCAACACACGCAGTTCAACATCTCTATACCCTGGCTCATCACATGGCAGTGTTTCTTTCCATGTGTTTTTCATGTTTTCTCCGACGGGTATATCTAGAGAATCTGGCGGATGCGCTTTCTTTACTCGTGTCCTGCAATTGGGAGCCATATACCAGCTATCATCCCGAATATAATTGTGTATGGCGCCCCACACCTGCGGGTATGCATAGGTTATAAATTTATATCCTTTTGATTCGTCAAATTTATCAATTGCTTTCATGAGTCCAACACAGCCGACTTGAAATAACTCCTCATATTCGTACCTAAAATGAAATTTCTTGTAGAATTTGCCAGCTATTTTCCTGACTAAAGGGATATGGTCTTCTGGGTTAATCATCTTCGCCATCTCCCTCTATGAACCATTTGCCATATAGAAGTTCTTGAAGTGAAACGGGGCCTGCACTCTTGCGGGTATCACATATTTTTGAAAATGCCGATCCGTCATTGACTACATGGTATTCAGCCGTGAAGTCTCCTAGTTCACATATAATTGTTTTTCCATCTTCAGATGCCTTAAGAGCTTCTTTTACACTTACTGGCTCATTCACTAGCCTGAACTTGCTACCTAAAGTGAAATTTGACAATATAGGCTCCCCGTCTTCATTTGAGACATATCCATCTGCATCTGCATGAATAACAACTCCACGATCCTCACCCGTATATTCAAATTTTAGATTTGGATTTTTCTCCATCTTCTCCATTACTTGTGCCAACGTATATTCTTTCAATTTTCTCCCTCCTGTTCTTTCTTAATATCCTCCATAGATATTTGTCCATTTAGAATCTGTTCCCTGGTGACAATCTTGTCCCTGCATCCAAACAGCATCAGACTTTTTTCCAGTTCTGTTTTTTCTTCTGCCGTTAGAGGCGGAATGAGGTTCTTGAATTCCTCATTTACTTTTAGTTCCTTCATCCTTGCAATCACTCTCCTTTAGTGGCCTTAACTCATAGTGTTTTACGTTATCGACAACCTCTAGGTCTATTACATAAGATTCTTTTGTTACCACAGTTCCAATCTCCGTAAACTTGGTATACAATGTTACAAAAATGGTGTCTGGTAAATCTTTTAATTTTGTAACCTCTACTTGTGCAACCCGATCCTTTTTTAGCTGGAAATCATTTATAGTAACCTTGCTATTCTCTGGAAAATTGTAACCTCTTGGTTCACCTGGCTGAATTTCCTCTACTCTAAAGATGTCTTTAATCATTGCTTTTCTCCTCCTAATTGATTGATTTTAATTTATTTTTTTGTGCCCATAAATCTAAATTTTTTTGAGCTGCTTCTCTGGATGAAACCATAGGCATTGCCGGAGATTTTACTCTGTGTAGCCCGTTATTTTTGCTTTTTCTAAAAGTCCCATATTCGCTACCTAAACCAGTACTTATAAATATTTCATTACCCTTTTTATCTAAGTAGTTCATTCTTCGTGATACCCCTTTCCGTCTTCGCCTCTAAAAATAAGCTCTCTGCGATATTCTTCTACGTCTAATCCACCAATCGGAACCATACCACTGTTGTAAATCCAAATGGCATTTTTCAGTTGATCAATAGATAATTTACTTAGGTCAATCATCTTTTACACCCTCCTTCGCAGTTTCTTAATTCACCTTTTTTATCCTTGTATTTAACCGGTCGAAAATTTGGCTGGTTGCCTAAACCTAGTGATTTCAATATTCCTATCTCTTTTCCTTCTCAGTTTTCTGCAGCATGCATAATTCTTTATTTCTCTAACTCTTTTCCTCCCGCTCTCTCCATGTAGTTTTCCAAGTCCTCCCTGCGGATCCTAAGTACGGGTTTTTTTGAGTGTATCGACCCGATATAAAAGCCTCGGAGCTGTCCTTCCTTACATAGCTGGTATACTGTGCTTTTGTTTATCCCTAGGTATTCGGCTACTTCTTGGGGGCGCAGGGGCGGCTCATCTAGTATTGGTTTGGTATCGAGCTTGGCAAGGACTTCTCTTTCCACCTTGGCGGAAATGTCATGGATAAGAGACGAATACAACTGCTCTAATTCCTGCATATATTTAACCCCTTTCATTCAATTAAATTTTGTATAGATACCTTCAATGTGTCAGCAATTCTCTTTACTAAAATTACACTGGGGTTATTAGCTCTGCCGTGGACAATGTCGTTCAAATATGATTCAGATACATTGCTATCCTTGGCGAGCCTATATAAGGACATATTTTTCTGTTTTGTAAATTTCAAAATATTTTCTCCGATAGGCATTTCCTCACCTCTTTCTCTAAAGGAATTTATATTATTTTGTAGAATTATCACCTCCTTTACTTCGGTTTACTTAATTCGTTATGTCTATAGTATATCTATCTCGGAGTAAAAGCAAGCCTCATACTTCGGTTAAAATGACTATTATGTAAAAAATAACTCTCATATGCGTTTTTTTACTCCGTTTTGCTTGACATATGTAAACATTCTGATATATACTTAGATATAATGAAGTACGAAATATAGGAGGATATATAAATGTTGAATAGAGAGGCAATAGAAAAAGCCCTGCGAAGGAAGGGCTGGTCTAAGTATAGATTATGCAAGGAAGCCAATATGGCGCAATCCACATTAAGTGATATATTGAATGGGAAAGCCAAAAATCCAAATACTAAAACTCTACAAAAGATAGCTGATGCCCTAGGGGTCTCCGTGAGTGATTTCTTTGATAATGCTGAAGACAAGGAAGAGGACCTTCCTGATTTTGAGGACGAGGATACGGCAGAAATGAAGATACTCTTTGACAAAGCAGTCGACAAAAAACTGCCGCCCGCCGATAAACGCAGGCTAATGGCTATTATAAAAGTGTTTTTGGAAGAAACCAGTGACTAACAATTTTATTTTGGGGGTTGGTAAAATTGGAGAATACAAGCAAGACGGGGGATATAATAAGGAAGCTCACAGAGCTGGAACGGGAGCATAAACTCCGCATTGTAAAGGATAGCAAAATGTCTTGTGTAAAAGGTGCTGTGATAGAACACTGCGGACAATACCTAATAGTTGTAAAAGATGGACTGGGAGAAAAAGAGTTTAAGAGTGTTCTCCTGCACGAAGGTATACATATATGTTTGGATCACCTGGAAAGCCACAGCCGCACCAAAGCCGAGGCAGACACCCGGGCGGCCATGGAAAATTTACATGAAAGGAGGTGATGAAAAATGGCAAGCATAGAAAAACGAGGTAAAAACTCCTGGAGACTGGTTGTGGAAGCCGGCAGGGATGCGAAGGGCAGACGGAGGAGAGAAAAGAAAACTATCCACGTCGAGGACAAAGCCCTGCTAAGGACAAAGAAAAAGCTCCGGGACTACCTGGAGGCGAGGCTGTACGAATTCAAGAGAGAAGTAGAAGCTGGCGAATATATCCGTCCCCAGAAAATGTTGTTTGGGGACTTTGTAGAAACGCAGTGGAAGCCCAAGTATGCAGAGAAGGAGTTCGCAAAATCAACGCAAGTTACATTTTATCAGCACCTTAGAGTGCATATTCTCCCTTGGTTTGGGCATATGTGCCTTAGGAGCATAAAGACTATGCATGTAGTAGATTTTATGAATTATCTGGCGACGCCCGCCGCTAAGAAGGATAGAAAAAACATAAATGGCGGAATTTTGAGCGGTGGAACCAGAGTATACATCCTGAAGGTACTGCGGAGTGTCTTTAGTGCCGCTGTAGAGTGGAACTTCATTTCAAAAAATCCATGCGACGGCGTAAGATGGCCAAAAGTACGCAAAAAAGAAGTCGAAGTATACGAGGAAGAGGAGCTGGACAACATATTCCAAGCCCTAGAGAAAGAACCCATAAGATGGCGAATGATTATTTTAATGGCGTTCTTGAGTGGTTTTAGGAGGGAGGAAATTGTTGCTCTTGAAATGAATGACCTGGATTTTGAAAATGATACCATTAGAGTTGACGCTAGCATCCCCATGAAAATAAAGGGAAAATTTCTAGTGAAAAACCCTAAATCCGAGGCGTCCAAAAGGACAATAACCATGCCCAAATGGTTTATGGATGAGTTAAAAAAGTACTGCACCCAATGGAAACTGGAAAAGATGAGGGTAGGCTCAGGCTGGAAAGGCGGGGATAAATGCTATCTGTTCCACAGCGGAAAGGGTGTCCCATATAACCCGAACAGCGTTACGAATTGGTGGCGGAAATTCCTGCAGAGGAACAGAATTCACCACATAAAGCTACATGGGCTAAGGCATACGTCCGCAACGTACCTTCTGGAGAATGGTGCCAATATGAAAGCAATTCAGAAGAGGCTCGGTCACGCCGATGTAAAGACCACACAAAATCTTTATTTGCATGTGACCAAGAAGGAACAAAAGAAAGTGATAAAAGAATTTGACCACTTTCGGGGAATAAAATAATTTTGTCCCCAGAATGTCCCCAAATAACGGTTTGGATAAAATTACAAACCTCGGAGGCGTTGGCATATCTGCACTCTAGGAGTATACCTCGTAATGTGTAAATACATCTCATGTTTAAAGTTGGCGTGGATAATGTTTGCCACATTATACAAAGCCCTAAATTCGGGGATTTTAATCCAGAGTTTGTCGATAATATTTGCTGACGTTAGGTAACTACAAGTGACATTTGTCCCCTATATGTCCCCATTAGGTATATATACAATATATGCCAAAAGGGATAATATATATATAGGGGATAAAATATAATTATAAAGGAGAGGTAAAAATTATGAAAAAATTTGGAATGAAGAAAGTTGTATGTGTTTTAGTACTCGCTGTTTCTTTGGTGTTTGGAGTTGCCGCTGTATCGATACACGCTCAATCCGCTACGCCTACACAGTACGGACAGGACACCTATAATGTTGGGCAGTATAAGTGCTGGACTATAACCCTTAACAAAGAGGTAGATTATGGTACCATCACTGCCGCTAATATATACGTGGTGGATAGCAAAGGGAATAAAGCCCCCGTGCAAACGGCACTAACCCAGGGAAAGAAGGTTATATACTTGTTTAATATCGAGCCGTACAAACGAGGCGAAACTTATACGATATATATACAGAACCTAAAAAGCACGTCTGGAGCGATTATAAAACCCATATATTTTAGGTTCCATACAAAATAGGCAGACAGCAAAAGGAGGCACTTAAATGTGTCTCCTTTTTATTCGGGAGAACTCAGCATCAATACGGGTACTGGGACAATAATAAACAAGAATATGTTACTTACAACAGATATACCAAACAGTATAACCTTTATGATTTGATAGCATAATTGTAAGGGAATAATATAAAAAATATTTAAAAACTTCTTATAATTCTATTGACATAACACGAATTAGTGTTATAATAGAATTATAAGATACGAAAGGGGATAATGAAAAATGAAATTTACAGGTGAGTTAATAAGGAAGGCGCACGAAGAAACAAGGAACATGAAACTGGAATTTCCAATAGTTACTTATAAATTCCAGTTTGGACTGGAGATGAGTTATCTCCTTTCGAGTTTAAAGGAGGTTGAAGATATAATGGTTGAGTTGAAGGGTTCAAAGAAGCAAGTTGCATGGGCTGAGAAAATTAGAGATGAAAAAATGAAGGACTGGAAGAAAGAGCAAGAGGATTTGAAAGATGCAGAAAACAAGAAATATGTTGCTGAACTTACTGCCGCAGCTGAAAGAATATTTAGTGTTGAAAATGCTTCCAACTGGATAGATATGAGAAATGCTTCCATAATTAGACTCGCTAGAATGGACATGAAAAAGCAGCTTATGCTTGTTGCTTTCGACATCGGACATGAAAAAGCTTTCGCGGGTAGATATTAACAGTTATAGAGTATATTTTGGTTGGCAGTTATCCAGAAAACTGCCAGAAGGAGGAATATAATATGGAAAAGTATACTGATATAGAAAAATTAATAGAAGGAGAATTATATAATGTAAGTGGACAGCCACATGGGGAGAAAATAAATTCAATTTTTCCAGCTAATTGTATTAGGGTATTATATAAGGAAGGTTCGCCAGATAAAGAGATTTTTGACATTGTATTTTTAGAGGATTGGGACAATCCTAAGATTACGTTGCAATTAGAATCCCGTTATAAATTTAAAATTCTTAAAGGCTTAAAGAAAGACTTACAGTATTTACTAGATTCATGGAATGGGAAACACAATGTAGAATTTTTATATCGACAGATATCCGAATGCGAACCACAAATGCAGAAAAATATACAGAAGGCTATTGTAATGTTGGAGGAAAAAGGTAAGAGAGAAGGCAAAAAAAAATTCTCTTGCTATGATGCCACAATCAAGGTTAAAAATGGGAAAATTGTGGAATCAAACACACCAGATTATTGGGAAGTAGCAGAAATTTTAGAATACCATCTTGGGATAGGTACTTCCCAGTGGAAAAAGGATAGCGAAGCGATTCGCCAATCCAAAATAGATTTACAATTGTAGGATTATTAGGCTGGCGGGTGCCAAAAACCTGCCATAAGGAGGAATATAATATGGGAATGAATAAAAAAGAATTGTATACAAAGGCATTTAAAAAGCTGGTAGAATGTGGAGAAATAGACAAATACACGACACGTTTCGCAGTTATGTATAATCCTAAAACAGACATAATGGACGTGATAGTGTATGCAGAGGACTTTGGAGAAACCAAAGAATATGGGAAGGAGATAGCGCAGGATGAATCAGAAGGATTTGAAAAAATCCTTACTGGCGACGAATATGATGCCGAATACGTGCGAAACGTGTCGGAGGATGAACTTGACTATGGCGAGAATTTGGAGGCATTTCTGGAGGAAAAGGGAGTTGACTAGCATGGACAAACGTACTAATGTTGATGAAAATGATTGTCCTGAGAAAGGGGATATATAGATGCTACCAAAGTATTTTGAACAGAAGGCAGAAGAAATTACAGGGTTGGCAGGAAAATATATAGGAAAGAATATGGTGCAACTGGAAGACGGATCAGCTATTACTCTGGGGGACAATGTTGCCCTGCAAATAATCGACAATGAGGACGAATATGGCAGTATAATGTACACGAAGTTTCCCACCGGCAGGTGGGAGTCCTCCAGTATGAGTGTTTATAAGCGGAAAGACCCAGACAAAATCCTAGGTGGTCTGCTGGATGATGTATACACATTAGCTGAGGCGGCGCAAAAATGGGGATTATCTGATGGGTCCGTACTCAGAAATGCTATTAGACAAGGGCGTTTCAGAGAGGATGAATATAGGCAGTCTGGGGCTACTTGGCTTATTACAAAGCCCGCCATGGTGCGGGTGTATGGAATGCCTAGGGGGGATAAAAAATGTTAGTACGACAATTAAATTAAGGTATAAAAATAGAGCCCGGTGGGAATAACCTACCGGGCTAAAACTATTTTTTGGGTTGTATAGCGGGCTGTGCCGGAGCGCTCTGCGCTATCTGGGATGCGCTCTGGATAATAGTCAGCTTTTGCCTAAGCTGGGTATTCTCGTTCTGTGCTTTGGCTAAGTTCTGGCTCGTTTTTTGGAGTTCTGCTTTCTGTGCCGCCACCGGGGCTGGTGCGTGCCCCAGGTCGTTCACTGCCTCCTGGATAAAGTCATCTATCAATTTCTTTTGGTTGTCTGTAGGAGCAATGCCAATTTCCTTTAGAGCGGCATACACTGTCTGCTGTGCGGCTTGGAACTTCTCTGAGTTGGTCTTTAGACTTCCCGCGTGCCCCAGCTGTTCTGCCGCCTTGACTCCTGCCTTGGCTTTCTGTTCTATCCAATCTAAAAGTGCCGCCTCTGGCTTCAATCCCGGTATAGTCTTTGCAGCCTGAATGAGCGGTTCGGATGCTTCCAGCACTTTGTCTGTACCTTCTAAAACTTTTCCGGTATCAATTCCTTTCTTTTTTAGGTATGGTATTATGCCAAAAATAACACCAACAACGCCTACTAAAACCCCTGCAATTGCAACAATATTACTTACCATATATTATTCCTCCTATTTTTTAAATTTAATTTGTTAAAAACACATTCCAGGTTTGTGGCCCCAATATTCCATCTGTAGCTAGTCCCCAGTTCTTCTGTAAATTGGTCACAGCTTGAAAAGTTGGCTCGTCATATATCATAGGGGTATATGAGCCTTCTTGTAGGTATCCATACCCTACGAGTTTCTGTTGTACCCATAGCACCACGTGGGACTTGTGCCCCTTCACAATTATGCCTTCAATCCCTTTTAACGCCGCCATGGTTGCAGGGCCTGCTACGCCGTCCACTACTAGCCCGGCATTGTAGTCTATATTCAGATCATATTGGAGCGCCTCAATCTGCTCTTTCAAAGGATTCACAGGTGGCGTATATCCGCCGGTCAGGATGTTCCAGAATGTGTCCGTCATATAGTTCATGTCCACATACCCAGATACCCCGGATATTTGTCCCTTATCCGTGTACTGCCATATGCTGTACCCGTCATAGAAGCTTATATCTGGCGAGGATACCCCGTATTCTGCTATCCATAGCGGGTACTTCATTATAGACTTATTCAGGTGTGCTTTTAGCCACGCCGAATAGGTGTATATCAGTGGTCTGGCTACCTTGGCTACCCTGTCCAAAAAATCCAGGCATAGCCCTGTAACATCTCCCTGGCAACTGTTCTCTGCATCCAATACAACCATATCTGGAGTAGTATCCTCTATGAAATTCAAAAAGTTTTGAAGCTCCGATTCCTCTTTTGAAATATCGGCGAAATGCGAAAAGTGATATGCCCCGGTTTTTATCCCTGCCGCCTTCGCGTTGGCAATATTTTGATGATAATACTGGTCTCTTGAGCCACTCCCGGAAGTCCCTTCTGTAGCTCTGCATATACAGAAGTCATTTCCTGCATTTTTAACCAAGTTCATATTCACATTCCCGTTTAAATTGCTTATATCTACTCCTCTGTGCATATTATTACCTCCTTATTTATTTTTTGAGTTGTTCGAGCGCTTGCAATAATTTGCTTGGTAGTGGAACCCCACACTTACCTAAATTTTCTAAAATAGAAATACCCTCGTTTGCTATATAGAAATAGCAAACAAGGGTACGGAAAACCCAGACACCACTGTTTAGAAGCCTATCCAGTAGTACAGCCACGATAAGCACTATAAAAATAGATGCTTTTTTGACTATGCCCCTGGCCCCTATTTTAGAGTTTATTTTGCATTTTATATAGGCGTTTATCAGACCTGTAGCGTAATCCAAAATCATAAATATAACTAATACAATTAAACAGGTATCCCATCCACCAAAACAATAAGTCAATATGCTTCCTATCCCTGCTACTATAAAATTAAACGTGTTCTTGTCCATCCTTCGCCTCCTTGCTAGCCAATAAGAGTAAATTTAGGGTTAAATTTGCTATGAGCAGGTACACTGGACATTGACCAGGCTAAGTATTCTTCAAAATTGAAGCCAATCGTATACGCGGAATCGACTATTTCCTTCACAACAAATGGACATGTAACGTTATTAATATTAACAGGCTCAATAAAATCCCAAGTAGAATCATAGACATAACTAGACTTGATATTGTATACATATATTCCCTTCGCCTTGGTTGCTGGATCGCCGTAATATTCATCTAGATTTGCATAGCAACATCCTGAAAATGTTCCTCCGCCCCCAAAAACAAAATCATCCCCTTCTTCCCAACATATAAACTTAGGCTTGAATGGAACATTAGGGATTTCCCCGTCTAAACTGTCTGTGGTTATCTCTACCGTATAGAATTTAGTTTTGCCCGTCCCTTCTACCTTTTCTCCATTTACATAAGCTGTTTTATGTGCTGCTATATCGTCTGCTACTGCGTCTGCGTCGGCTGTATCGACTACGCTAGATTTACCACTTACGCCCAAAATTGAAACATTCGCTTTTATATTTTCAGGTACCAAATTTGGTTCCTTAATATAAACAGATGGTGGGTCACCGTTCATGTCCGGTGTAATATATGCTCCAGGATCCAATCTAAAATAAATATTATGCGTAGTGAGACTAACTACGTAACTAATAGCCTGCGTATGTCCTACATCTGTATCTCCCGAATGATTTGCCATAGTACCTGTAATAACTCCGCTAGGCACTGTAGCAGTCTTCCCTTCCAATATGTCGGGGGCTGTCGCTGTGCCCTCAATTGTCACGTCTCCGCCAGTTGTTATAGCTCCAATCGCTGTTACCAAATCGGCGAACGCCTGACTAGAGGGCGTTACGCCTTTGTCAACAATGGCTCCGTAAATACTAGTCTTGCCACTATTGACTTCGTTGAAAACCTCATTTAAGGCATTGACTATGCTGTCTTTTGCAGTTGTTGAAAGCACTGCTAAATCTCCTATTTGTGTTTTTGCCGCGAACGTGTTGTCTGCTTCGGTCTTTGTATACCTGCTGGCAGATTCATCTGCCCTGGCCTTTATTTGTGTATCTATATCGTCAAAATTTTTGTTTAAATCCACATCCCAACCAGCAGCCCCTTTATCGGGCTTGGTGAATCCGTAGTTTGCTGTTGTACTAGCCATTTGCTTTCATCTCCTTTATTTGTGTTTGCAAATCCGCTATTTGTTTTTGCAAGTCTTCCGCCGTAAACTTGGGGCTTGCCTCTGTTTTCTCCCTTGGCATATCGGAGAAGTATTCGCTGTAGCCTTTGGAGGAATCCATTGCGGCGGAAATGTCCTTTATATATGGGGCGCTATCCTGCCACTTCTCCTGCATTTCCTTGGCGAATTTCTCCGGTATCTCCACTATATTTGTGCCCTCCGAGTGAGGATAGCCTGCCGGAAGCAGTCTATTATCACCCCATCCAAAAAGCTGAATAATCTTTTTATTTTGATCTACTATAGCGTAATAATTCAATCTATCATCTCCTAATATAAACGTACCGTACCACTCCAGCTATTACCTCCGGAACTATAATTGCTTATAGTCACTTGGCTAGTACTGTTATGGTACACATTTATAACTCTATTCCCTGTATTGCCGTCACATTGGACTATAGGGTAGTATCCTAGGTTGTGGTTTATCGTGGTTGATTCATTACTCCCCAGAGAAATACTAGTCTGGTATGCCACACTCCCGTGCCCAATATGGTATAAATCTCCATTGTCTACTACTTTCTGATTCCCTACGTACAAATACCTAGGGGTTAGAAAAGAGAGAGCCCCAGGCATTTTCGTGAATAGCGCGGGGTCATCGTTCCCGTTTTTGTCATCGTGTGCGCCATATACGCCTGCAACATAATAACTAGTACTGGAGCCATAGGCGTTTATTACTCCGCTATTATCTTCTGTTGCAACTCCAGCCTCAACCTTATGGTTCCCGTTATTATCTTGGAGAATTAGCGTTCCGCCGATATTGGACGGCGCAAATCCGCTAGAGCCAATAGTTACGTTAAGATCTCCATCATTATTGTAAATATAAATACGCCCGCCGTTTATGTCCGGTCGGGCGTTAATAAGTTGTGTACCATTGTATTTTACTAGCAGGTCTTGAGCTTGCAAATTCACGGTATTTATATCGGAACCGTCCAATGTCCCGGTGGTTATCTTACTCGCATCTATGGACGCTATTATCCCACTAGAGGCGGTTATAGTGCCAGTCTTTAGCTCTGCCGATGTAATAGTATGCCCGGCTATTTCATTCGCTGTAATTGTCCCTGTAGCTATTTCTCTGGAAGTTATGGCGCCTGCAACGATTTTACCCCCTGTAATAGTGTTAGCGGCGATTAAATTGCCCTGCAAAATTCCTGTGTTTATATTGCTTGCGTTTATATTGGTTATATTGGCAAGGCTAGCGTCTATAGAACCGTGGTTCACATGTAGCCCGTCCGAGTCGAATACCACGTTGTTGTCTATACCATTAAAGCCTATCTTTATATTTTCTGCGGATTGAGCTACTTGTGAAGATGCCGTATTAAATTCGGTGCTATTTATTACGGTGCTTATTATGGCGTCTGGTGTTATTTTTACCTCTGCCGCGCTAATTCTATCCCCAACGTCTGCAAGCACCAAATCAAGGGTTTTCCCCTCCTGAGTGATGACAATTTTACTGTCATTTAATTCGTGCCGCTCCCCGCCATAGGCGGATTTACCATATCCACCGTCGCCATAGCCTATATCCTGGTTGGCGTTCATCTCGTCGAATACTGTGTTGATATTGAGCTTGGCACCATTTATGCTTGCTCCATCTTTTATTTTGGTATCGTCTATAGCTCCCGGGGTTATTTTATCCCCGGTTATGGCTCCATCTGCTATATGCTGTCCATTTATGGTACCCACAGTTATATTATCCGCGTTGAGATTTATTACGTTTATTACGCCTGCATCTAGAGTGCCGGCGGTGATTTTGGACGCAGTAAGAGAAACTATTTTCGCATCTGTAATGCTCCCATCTGCTATTTGGGCGGTATCTACTGCACCAGTGCCAATAAGAGCGGTAGTTATTGCGCCGGCTTTTATGTTTACGGTGTCTATAGCCGCTGTGGCTATTTTGGCACCTGTAACGGAAAGGTCTTGTATCTGCGCTGTGCCTATGGCCGCATCCGCTATTATGCCACTCTCGGCAGTTATAGTACCTACTTCTATTTCGTTGGACGTGATGGTATGGGCGGCGAGCTTGTCCGCTGTGATGGTCCTTGCCCCTATCAGATTTGCATTTATGGTGCCGGCATTTATCCAGTCCGCATTTAAGTTTATCACGCGGATAAATCGGGCATCTATTGTGCCGGCAGTGATTTTGTCTGCTGATAGGTCGTGTATCTTGGCGTCTGTAATTGTGGCATTTGCTATCTTGGCGTTTGTCACGGATAGATCTCCAATTTTCGCCGTAGTTATAGTAGCATCTTGAATCTTGGCTGTAGTGACGGAGAGGTCCTTTATTTGGGCGGTGTCTATCTGGACATTCTTCACTTTTGTCCAGTCCACGCCATCTATCTTCTCCCCGCTCACTTCCCCACCATCCGGGGTAGTTATGTCGTCCACAGTGTCGCTTGTAAGTTCATTTTTGGACTCGATATCCTCTAGTAGCTCGTACCTGCTGTTGAGCTCCATTTCGTTGCTCTCCGGGTCAAATGGATAGTCTGTTGTCTTTACGATTCTAACCACATCTATTAGTTGCTTAGATGAGTCCACTATTTTGATATAATCTCCGAGCTTGTAGCGCATAAATCCATAGTCCTTAGGTAGGATGTTTGCAAGGTCTCGCACTTTGGCTTTGTACGCCAATGTGGGTTTTGAAAGAAATTCCAGCTTCTTCACTGCGTCCTCTTTTAGGGCGCTTGCATCTGTATATTGATCTGCTTTCCAGTATGCAACTATAATCTGGCTCGTATACTGGTAGTTTTCTACATACTCCAGCCCCGCATTTACGTCCGTTATCCGAAGTTCGTCCTTCCCCACCGGTATTAACCTGGTACAAAAATCATATGTGGTATTCTGCACCTGCAGACTCTCCAAGTTCAGTTTATCTATGAAGTATCCTTTGCTCACGCCGGACGTGACATATTCGTCGAATGTCACAACCTTATTTTTGGCATCAAACCATATATCACACATATATAGGTCGGCCAGTTTCATTAGGATTTCATAGATGGTCGAATCTGTCATAGATAAGCTTCTAAGCTTGTTTACATTCGTTTTGAAAGTCCAGTTCATGCCGGTTAGGGCATTTGTTGCGAGCTCGGAGAGCGGTACATCTTCCCTCGTGAACCCGTTGATATAGGAGCTTTTTAAATCCTCTATATTCACAACCGCTGTCACATCCATGTAGTTTTCCTCGCCTGGGTTAACTTCCTTTATTACGTATTCCTGATCGGGCGTTATGATAAACCCCTGCGGTTTTATTAGTTTTGCAAATGTGTCTACCCCCATAGCATAGGAAAAAGAGAGGGTATCATTTCCAGACAAATCCCGCTCTATTTTTACATCTTTAGCATTGGGCAGCGGCGCAATAGGATAATGCCGATCATCTTCCAATTTAAGCATATATTAACCTCCTCCCGGAGTTTTTTACTTTCCATCATCCACCATTCGAGCGAGAACGCCCATTTCTGCCGGGGAAATGTTGAACCCGTCTAATAGGTCTACCGAGAACGTAAAAACATCTAATTCGACCGATATGGAAAGCAGTTCTTGGATATCTTTGTTCCAATCTTCCAGGCATTCCTTCTTTATTCTGTACTGGTTGTTTTCATTTATTCTTGGTTTTCCATCCTCGCCTTTTTCCGAGTATTTATTAATTAGTTTTTGCCTCTCCTTGTTGTAAATTTTCAGCTCGGCATCCACCTTGGCAATATTCTTGGCTATGGCATAGGATATTTTTACCGGCAGTTGTTTCTGGGAAATATCCCTCAAAACCCCAATATCATTTATAAGTTCTTTATTTGTAATTTTCATAAATTACGCCCTCCTATTTTTTTACTTCCAGTTCAAAACTGTGCCATTTTCTGTTGTTCCACTCGCCGTTAGATTCTGCGGTGCATCCGGTGCCTGTCCCCCAAATATGTTAAATCCTAGCTCAATAGCTTTGTTTTTCATTAGCTGGGCAAATTCCTCGTACTGCTGTGCCGGCGTTTCTCCTGCGGAATTCACAAGGTTGTCTCCCTGTAGCAGGGCTTTATCTCGGACATTTATACTTACATTTCCGCTTAGATTACTGCCATCTATAGAGGCATTTATATACGCTGCCACAACGTCATTCCCTGTAGCGTCCTTAATTGTTATGTTCCCATTTAGGTTCACCGTTTCTTTTATATCCACCATTTATTACCTCCTAGAGATTTATATAAAAAATAGGGGCTAAAGCCTAGCTCCTACATATATCTTGGTTTGTATTTTATTTTTAAACTTAATTTAGCATCCCCGTTGTTTAGCGCTTCGAATGATACTGGGACCGTATTATTCCCAGGCTGTAGCGTCACAAAGTTGCCCCAGAAACTATCATAGTCATTTTGCCCGTTCTGGAACACTGTGCATTTTTCTCCATCTACAATCAGCCCAGAATTCTTGTACAACGGTCGCATAATAAACCCGTTTTTAATCCACCCCTTAATGCTGGTGTCGTCGTCTGGGTCCACGTTGAACATCAAGTTTAAGTCCGTATCCGCTTCTAATAGCTCTGCCTGCACAATTATGGGCACCGGGAGGTTGCCCTTGACATTCACATTTATGGAATTATCTAGCGTCGTGAATTCGAGGTTATAACTCTGTTCCTCCTCGCTTGTGTAGGCATATGCCGCCTTGAGGGTCACTTCCAGCTTAAACCTGCCATCCATAATGCTTTTCTCCGGCTCCCCTGCCTCCTGTAGGACGCAGTCATAGGCATAGTCCATATCTTGGAATTTTATGGAACATTGACGCATCCTTGCGAGGAGCCCGCTCATGTTGGTGAATGCGGATTTATCGTCACCATCTTTTACCAAAAAGTTCAGCTTTATTTGTCTGTACGTGGTTTGCTGTCCGAACACAATGGGATTCATGGCGCCCTTGAGCCAATCATCATACGTTGTTACGGCAGGCACACCTATAGACCGAGACAAAAGCCTTGTCCCATACATCAGCGTGTCCATTCCATTCACTGTCATCCGCAGATTCATATTCTCACACGCCTCCTTTTGGCATTTGTCCTCATGGCGAGTTTGTTAGAAAGGGTATCTACAAACTCATCCATCCCTTTCTTGGACAGAAATGTGTTCCCTTTCACAATTATATATACGGGTTCACCTGTATCGGCATCCTGCGTAGCCCCTGCCATGGATACATTGGCATTTACGTTTAGATTCACACGGCTGTTGTTTAGGTTTTGGATAGCACCTACAATGTTATTCCCGATTTGGGCTACCTGTTTGCCTAACCCCTGTATCATATCGGGGATATTGATCATCTTTGTGGTGTCTCTATTGCTTAGTATGGTTTCTCCACCATTTGGAGAATATTCATATTCCATGCCTTTTTCACCGACCGTTCTCCATCCCGGGAGTGCGTTATTTGTACCTGTTGCATACGGCAGGTATCCGCCGCCGCCTAAGATAGACCTTACGCCAGGCACATTAAAGATACTGCCATATTCACCTATCATGTATCTTATAGCCGCCACGGCATTGTCTATTGGGTTCCAGATATTGTCCATGCCTGGGAGTTTCCATCTCTCGAATGTCGGGCCTATTGTCTGCATCAAGCCTTCAGATGGATGCCCCGCCGCCGCGTTGGAATCCCGCAGGTTTATGGCTAGTGGGTTTCCGCCGGATTCGTGCTGTGCTATTATTTCGAGTGCAGGGAGTGCCGATAAAGACTGTCCTGTAATCATCAGGGCTGTGGTCAGCCACCCTGCCAGTTGTTTGCTACTGCCCGTCATGAAGTCCCCCAATTTTCCTACTTCGTCTTTAAAAAACTTCATAACTTCGGATTTGCTCCAGCCTTTTATTACGCCGGCGCCTAACATATTCCCCATCCAAGTCGTTTTCCTGGAAGGTGAATTTACATCGAATCCATCAGGGCCCTCGAACGCCGCTATAATTTTCTGTGCCAGCTGTTTGGCCATATCCGTGGCGTTCTTCTCGCTCTGTTGTATCCCTGTTGCTATGGAATCTCCTATAGATTTTCCTATAGATACACAGGAGCTAGAAAAAGATTGGAGGGCATTTCTCATAGAAGTTATCATGTTATTTACGGATGCCATTACGGTTGCCAGCGTCCCGGTTATACCAGATGCGAGAGAAGTATCGGTCTGGACACCATATTTAACAACATCAGCAGAAAAAACATTTAATAGATTATTATTCGTAGTCGTTACTCCGTTTGTGGCATTGTCCACAAGCGGCTGATTCGCAGTTATAGCAGTGCCTAGATTCTTGTCCATATTTTGCCCGTGGGTAGTATATTCTGCTACTGCCGTATCCATTGCCTTTTTATTCGTAGCATTCAGGGTATTTATGGGTGTTGTCGCAATGGGCTCTGTCTCAGTCAGCCCTTTAGCAAGAGAGGCATTCATATCTTGCCCGAATTTCTCCGAGGCTTTCAGCTGTTCAGAGGCGCTGTTTTTAGTATCGCCCTGCCCCTTGGTAACTTCCTTGGCAACTTTATTGCTTTGCTTAGAGTCAATTACGGATTCACCACCGGCAAAATACAAAAGCTCGGGGCCTTGTTCACCTACCCAGTGCCAACCAGGGGATGCGTCGAATGTCCCGGCCGCATATCCTCCCTGGGCATTTGCCGCCTTGCCTTTGGTATTTCCAGAAAAGCTTTCGAAAAAGCTAAATACTTTTTTCACCGGGTGCCAATTCTCCCAGTATCTCTTTATTTTATCCCACTTTGTTAGGATGTTCCCTGTGGTGGTATCGACATTTTTGGAAGTATCAGAATTCATGTTAGAAACTTTTTTCACAACATTGTTTCTCATATTTTCAGCGTGGTTCACAGTTCCATCGCGTTGTCTCTTGGCATCCGCTATGAGCTTATTCGCCTGGTCTGCTGTTATGCTGTGGCTTTCATCCCTGGCTCTTATTATGGCCGACACAGTTTTATTGTACTGTGCATTTGCCGCCGATATAGCCCCATCCCTCTGCCTATTGGCACTCTTTATTATTGAGCTCGCTTGTTGGGCTGTTATGTTGGTGCCATAATCCTTTATCCTCTGCAGTATTACTTTTGCTTGGACTTCGTTGGTAGAGAGGGAATTCACAGCATTTACTCGCATTTTGTCTTGGAGGGAATTAACCTGTTGTTGTTCCTGCGCGGTTAAGGACCTGTGTTTGCTTGCAGCTCTCTGGAAAATTGCCTGTATCTGCTGTGTATATGAATTTATACGTGCTTTTTTAACATTGTTATTATTTGTCAGTTTTAAAAGTGCCTGCTGTTCTTGCGTAGTATTTAGGGCAGTGGACTTCTGGAAAAACTGCTTCATAGTGGCATATTCATCATTATAATGCTTATCCATGCCTAATTTTATCTGTGTGCCCATCTGCTTGTATTTTCCCACCATGCTGGTCGCAGTTTTATTTGTTATTATTGTGCCATTTACATACAGGTTGGTAAGGGCTTTCTTTATCCCGTCATCCATCTGTATATATGCACCGACAGCCTTCTTGGTTGCCGCACTTATCTTCACTGTATGGGTGGTTATTTGCTGGGTAGCATTGCCATACCCGTTTGCGACTATCTTGGCAGACTTTGTAGTTTTGTCTGCAAATAGGTCGACGGAGGGGATTGCTTGTTGGGTTAGGACATGGTGTATAGCTATTCCACCTGCCACGACTCCCGCACCCGCGAGCGCAAAAGGGGCCGCCGCGAGTGCCGCCGTCCCTAAGCTTGCCGCAAATCCACCAGCCGCAGTTGTTGCTCCTGCTGTAGCCGCCGCTGTTCCTGCTGTTGCCACTCCAGCTCCTTTTATTCCCGCTTCCGCTATCTTGGATGCCGCTCCTGTGGCTGCTTCCTTGCCCGCAAATTTGCCAAGCAGATCAAGGATACTCCCCAGGCCATTAGCTACACCTCCAACGGCCTTTAAGGTGCCACCCGCAGCCAATGTAACAACGCCAAATCCAACAACAGCCTTTTGTGCCCCTGGGCTCAAATTTCCGAATCCATCGGCCAGCTTTCCAACATCATCTGCCACGGACTTTATTGCCGGGGCAAAATTGCCCTCGAGCTTTATAGCCGCCGTCTCGAGTGAGCCTTTCATACTCTCGATAGCCTTTTGGGTATCGCTCATTTGGCTTTGGGCAAGTCTGCCCGCCGAGGTCTGGTCATTTGTGGCCTTAGTATATTTTTCTATGCCAGCCGCACCATACGCCATCATTATGCTCCCGGCTCTAGTAGCATCACTACCAAATATCGTACTCATGGCCTGGTCACGCTCGGAGTCAGACAGACCCTTCATGTGGGTTTGCAGTTCCTGGGCTACTCCGGCTGCATTTTTTAGATGGCCGCTGCTGTCCCAAACATTTATTCCAAGTTTTTGCATTTCTGCCGACGCTTCTCCAGTTGGAGCGGTTAGCCTTTGGAACATGGTTTTTAGGGATGTACCAGCATCCGACCCTACAAGCCCTTTGTCTGCGAATGCCCCAAGCACCGCTGTGGTGTCTTGTATAGACCAGCCTGCCAGGTGGGCACCGGCTGAACACTGTTCTAGTGCTTCCGTCAGTGGCTCCACGTCTGTGGATGATGCCGCCGCCGAACCTGCCAGGGCGTTTGCCGCCTCACTCGCATGATTTGCCGACAGCCCAAAGGCTCCCATTGCCTGTACTATTGTATTTGCCGCATCTCCCAACTGCATACCAGAGGACGCCGCCAGTTTCTGCGTCGCATCCAAGGCGCCCATTTTGATTTGAGCTTCACTCAAACCACCTTTTGCGAGCCCTGTCATGGCTTGTGCCATCTCAGTTGCAGAGAATTGCGTATCAGCGCCTAGTTTCAACGCCAAACTTCTCAAACTCCCCATAGAGCTCATAGGCTTGTTTAGTGCCCCCGCGGCTTGGCTCATGGAGTTTTCAAAGCTTATTCCAACCTTGCCCGCCGCTACACCAACGCCAACAAGGGGAACAGACAGCGTTAGGAGACTATCACCGAATCTGTTTGCAGTATCTCCGGCAAGCTTAAATTTTTCTCCGCTTTCCTTTAGGGAGGTACTTAAAGAAGCCAGCTTAAAATTAGCTATTTTTCTGTTTGTTTCATCTAGCTGGTTTTCAAAACCTTTTAGCTTCCCCTGGGCATTATTCATCTGGGTAGTATAGTTTTTTATGCTTCTGTCGTTGTTCAGAACAGCTCTTTCGCTGCTTTGGTACTCACGGGTGAGATTGTTTAGATCTGACTTCAAACGCCTAGTTTGCTCATCATTTTCTCCGAACGTCGCTTTGGATTGTTCATATGCCCGCCTAGTATTTTCGACTCTGGTACGGAGGGTATTCATAGCCTGCCCATTCTCATCCAAAGTTGTTCGCAATTTTCCAATTTGTTCTGAATAACCTTGGACAATTTTCCTCTGTACTTCAATTTTGTCACCGAGCGCCTGGGCATTGTTCTTCAAGTTATCCAAACTTTTGCCCCAGTCTTTCACGCCGGCAATGCTAGACTTGAACCCGCTGTCTATTACGCCCAAGCTTCTCTTTAAGTTTTGCATCCCCTTTGTAAAGCTGGAGTCATCCAGGGCAACACGTACCGCCAAAGAACCAATACTTTCGCCTTCCGCCATATAACTGCCTCCTTTCTTAATAATTTTTAGGCAAAATAAAAAGCCCTATCTCTAGGACTCTAATTTACTTTAAATAAAAGCCTGTTGTCTTCCCGTTTTTTGTGTTTATTAGTACTGCATTTTGCAGGTTAAAATCCTTAGGCACTTCAAACGCAATATAGGTCTGTTTTGGTGTATTAGGATTAATGTCATCATTTTCCCCTACAAATTCATTATTTTCCTTGTATATGGTCTCTTTATTGTTAGCCGCCGCTCCCGCATCTGTATTTGCTTTATATTGCGTTTTTGTTTTAGAATCTCCTAATACAAAATCTTCATCAGAATATTGGATGGCTGCTTGAGATTTATTGGTAAGTTGCAATTTAACCACAATGTATTTTTGGTCTGTGGTTTTTGTCTGGGAACTGTCTCCGCCCTCTACTGTGTTTGTCTCTTGAACGCCCAATATCTTCATTACTAAGTTGCCCGAAGCACCTTCCTCGCCTATTTTATACATCTTTTCTTTAGGCCGAGAAGAAGCCGTTTGGGCCATTGACGCTTCTTGGGATACTTTGCTATCCACAGTCTCATTAACTCTTTTTACAGCAGATGCATCCCCTACAAAATAGCCAACAGCAAAAATTATGACGCCACACACAATTTCGATGATTAATCTTTTTTTCATAAAGTGAACCCCTCCTTATATTTATATATTATCAAATTCAGGGCTTATTTTCCATACTAAAAAATGTCATTTACATATACTTTTTTCTTTCCCTTGGGCTCTTCTATGCCGTTAAGGATTTTATAATCATCCCACAACAGCATAAATTTCTTGAGCGTGCAATTCCAAAACTCTTTTTCAGTCATTCCCAGAAGTTTGCTTAGATTTATCAACCTCGCCCACGGAAGTTTTTTGTCCTCCGCTTTTGCTGGGCGTTTTCTGTTTGCCGTCGCTTTTCGGAGCAGAGCCAAACAGAGCTACGCTTATCAGCTCATGTGCTTTATTTATTTTTTCAACTGTATCAAGGTATGTCCCGATATCCTCCTCGGTCATTTCCTCCCCAGCCTCTCTCAAATCGTGCTGAAGTCCTACCCATAGGAGCCACCTCTCTTTATGCGTACTCCCAGTTTCCAGTGCTTTAAATGCATCCATTACACTCCCATATTTATCTTCGAACAGACAATATGCGTTCATGTCATATATCAATCGCCTCTTTTTATCTACCATAATTTCGACGCCTTTATTTTGCAAGTCCTTGCCTTCCATCTGAATCATCCTCCTTAAAAATTTTGATTTTAAAATAATTTCAATCTAGTAATTCACCATATGTATAATTATATTTTCTTAAAAATAAATAAGAGAGCCTTTGAAGCCCTCTCATTATGAAATTGCAACAGTAAATTTAATAGATTGGGCTGGAAGTTTATGCCCATACAAATCCATCACATTGGCGAGAATAAGGCTGTATACCTTGCCCGCACTAAGCGCCGATTTTGGGACCACCGTTGCAACCCTCTTGGAATCATCCAAGGATACACTACAGTCAACCAAGCTACCTGCCGCCACATCTACAATTACAACATTACACTCCAATATTACATTATTAAAGTTGAGCACCGGATGCACGCTGGTGGCTACCTCGGTATCCGAATCCTTAGGCGTGGAACTCACGAGTTGTAGATCTTGGGTCTCTGCGAGTGTCGGGGTAGGTACGATATTGAAAAAGCTATCGTCCAAGTTCTCCGCCGTATCTATATGGTATTCCCATGGGTGCTTCTCGTTGCCTTTAGAATCCTCATATGACCATTCTGTAGACTGTGCGGTCCCTGTTATCTCCGGAACTTGGCTGAGGTCTGGTTTCCCCTCAAGGCCTTTTATTTTATCTTCTGGGGGCGTAAACATGACTTTGTAGAAAACGCCATATCTTTTGTAGTTGTCCCCGGCTCCCCTAAGTGGGGCCCTATACATAACTGCTATATATGGGGCTATGTCGCCAGCACTAAGTATTACTCCGCCGTCCCCGGACAGGTCACTACCGAGTAGGAATGCCTGTTCCTGCGGTGACATATAGTATCTGCTTATGCTTACCTCGGAGTTTGCGAACATTGTAGCCTGGTCCACCTGCCTGTTTTCTGCATATGCCTGGTCGTCGTTCACTTTGGGTTTGTTATCGAGTTCTGTTACGTTTTTATAATACTGTGGCTTAGTATACTCCATACCACTGGAATCATCACTTGTCTGCTTTGCAACGTAAAGTTTTTCTATTCCAAAAGTTGCCATTTATTTATTACCTCCTTAAATTTTTACATAAAAAAAGAACACCCATTCACGAATGTTCCTCTGCGTATTGAAACCTTATAATTTTATGTTTTAGTTTGGTATCGGGTTCATATAGCTCCATGGCATATGTTCGGTACCAACCCGCCGCAGTCATAAGGCTCATTATTTGGTTGTATAAATCTTCTGTATCACCCTGTGTAAATATATCTATCTGTACGGAGTACATTGTTGCTATTTCCCTGTTCTCGCTAAAAGCTTCCCCATACTCGTTGTAGAATTGGTAAGTTATATAAGGGTCTTTCTGCCCTGTGTAAAACATATGTTTCACGGGAATGCCTTTATCCTTAACAGGCTTTAAAATGTCCTCTATTACATCGGTTTTCATTTTATCGCCCGCCTTAATTCGGCTTTAATAATTTCAATAGCTTCCCTTTTGTGCCGTTCAAGGGCTGGAGCCACAAAAGGTCTTGCTGGGGCATAGGTAACTTTGTTTAGTTTGCCAGCTCTTTTGTCTTTGGCAGACATGTTTTTTCGGGATTGTCCAATGCTGTGGCCGAACTCCACAAACCAACTATAATTGCATTTGCCATCTGTATCTCCAACCCATACAGACTTACGCCCGCCCGTCCTTTTTATGCCGCTTATTTTTAGGCTTTTCCTGAGCCTGCCAGTTCTATCTTTGAATGCTGTAGTATTTTTCATATCCTCCAGTATTGGCTGGGCTCCAGCCTTCAATGCTTGGTTTTCCACCGTGTTGAACCTACCATTTGTAGCCTCGAGCTTTTCAATTAGTTCGGACATTCCGGAAAATTCTACATCAACTCCCATTTAAATCACCTCTTTTGTAGTGTAAGGTCAGTAGATAAGGGGTTAGAATTATATATATCCTGGATAAGCACAATGTCGTACTGTGTGTCGTCAAGTTCTACATGGTCATAGGTATCTATATCCCCCAGCTGTGGGATTCGTATGACTTTGTCCACACTCATCTGCACGGCATTTGCCTCAAAAAACCTTTTGTATCCCATAGTTCTTTTGGCAAAACCCAAGTTTTTGTACTTGTCAGTTCTCACCCCGTCGTCATCTTCACTGTAGATAGTACATATCCCATCAGAAAAAGAGATGAATTCAGTGGGCGTCTTGATTTTCATACCCCATCACCTCACTACTGTCGTTGTTTTTCCTGCTCGTATCGCTTTGTTCCTGTCGTCCACCTCGACAACCACAATATCATCTCCGGCGGTAGCTGCTATATCGGAATTCCCATCCCATATAAAGTAGCCTTCTGTAATGCTACATACAGAAAAATACCCCGGCAAAACCAGATTTTTCCCCACTTTGTATACATATGTGTCCCCAGAATCTAAACTTGGGGACACGGATATTTTTGTGTTTCCTGCGAGCGTTCCCGCCTGGGATACCACGTCCAATTTTTCTGGTTCCTCGAACTGGCATCCTAAATTTAGATCCAATAGCTCACCTCCAAAATTTTTTTCGAACATCTCAAGCGCTTGGCTATTGGCATATCTGCAATAATCCAGGAGCAGAGCCTTAGGCTGTCCATCTGTCACAAAGTCCAGGTCAGGGGTGCCCGCAATATCGCTTAGGCGTGCCATTCCCCTTGCTATATAGCCTCTTATATTTGCGTCTGTACTTTCATCATTCCAAGTTATATGCAAATTGCTTTTAACTTCGGGGAGTAACTGTTCCACAATTGCATCCGCCATTTAAACCACCTCAATTATGCCTGTTCCTTGGTCTTAACAACATTAGTTACCTGCACTTCAAAATCTGCCGGAACTACTCCACTTATGTCGAGCAACTGGAACGCATTATCGTCCAATGCCCTGCCATTGCCGTACATACGCACGGTGTATACCCTCTCGTCGTCCAGGAAACGGAATTCATCGCTGTATTCGATCTTTCCGCCGGCCGAACCTCCGCCAATTCCCATAAAGTACTTGCTCGCAAGCCCCATAATTGCTGAGCCTACAGGTACTGCCGGTGATTGTATAACTGTGGTGGGGAACGGAAATACATTAGTTGCATAGGTTCCGTTGGTTGTCCTCAGAGTTGTAGCTGGGAATACTTTTGTAAAGTAGTCCGAAGGATTCACAACGAGGATTACGCCGGGTACCGGTCTCCTCCTGCCATTCGGAGCCTGGGAAATTTTGTCCAAAAGCTTTCCATAGCTAACAGGGTCAAAAGCTGTTATGGCTGTAGCAGTCTTTTTTGGATATACTCCGCCAGTTACAGTTACATCATCCGCCACAGACCTGTCCATGCCTATAGGTTCATTGTTGCCTGTGCCGTCCACTATAGCTGTTTCCAAAGCTAACGCTAATGCCTCTGTGAGCGTAGACCTTACATAGGCATCCACCCAAGCGGGTCCGATATTTAACATATCTTTGGATAGCGGCATATATGCAGTCAGTTTGCAGATAGTCAAATCTATCTTGCCTATAGCTCCCTGCAGTTCTTGGGTTATAGCAGAATCAAGCTGTCCCCAGGTTGCCATCTGGCTACCTTGCTTGTTCACCAGTATCTTAGTCAAGATAGTGGTATTCAAAAAAGTTATGGCATTTAAAAGTGGGTGCTGGGTCTCCAAATCCTGCATTATATTGTCTATTATGGTTTCGGGGAAAGCCACGTCAATATCAGTTATTGCCGCCTTTGGGTTGCTGGACTTCATTGCATCAATCAACTTTGTATAATATTTCTGTTCTGCAGAAGTTAATTGGTGCACACCTCTCTTGGAGAGTATATTAGAATCCTGTGCTTCCTTATATTGGTTACATTCTTCCATTACATTCTGTTGTACATTCTCTGCGAAGTCTGCAAACGCCTGTGTTATATCGTCGGGGTTGTCACTTTTAAAAGCATCTGCCAACTTCTGTCTTAATTCTTTTTCGACCAAATCTTTACTTTTCATTGCCATTATCATTACCTCCTGTATTTGAATTTTTGAAAATTTTTAATATCTTCTCGGCATTACTCTTCTTTGGTTCTGCCGGTTTCTGTGTTTTTTGATCCTTTTCCAATACTTCTGAAAGTGCCTGTTTGACTGCCTGCTTGACTTTTTCATCAAGGCTGGTGTCACTAGGTTTGGACTTTTCATCCTTGTTTTTCAAGCAGTCAGGCAGGTTCTTGTACCTGTCGAAAAACTGGCTGTCTGCATACGCCACTGCAGCATCACCCTCTTCAACTTCCACGTTGAAGTACTTGGCGGCATCCTCGCCGGTCATCCAAGTGGTGTCGTCCATCTTTTGTTTTATAGTTGCCTTGTCCACGCCCTCTTTGAGGTTCTCCGCATAGACATTCAAAATGGATTCGTCACATTTTTCCAGCCTTTCCGCCGTATATAAAAAGTCATTTGCGTTGCCCATGGCTATAGTCCAGGCATTGTGGATCATGAACTGTGCTGTTTTGGGAATTATTACTTTATCTCCCGCCAGTGCAATCACGGACGCCGCACTTGCTGCCAGCCCATCTACATGGGTAGTTTTGTGGGCAGGGTTCCTCTTCAAGGTGTTGTATATAGCCATCCCTGCGAAGGCATCGCCGCCGCCGCTGTTGATGTAGATATTTACATCTTTGTTTCCCTCGAGCTGTCCCAAAAAGTCCGCCACATCTTGCGGACATTTGTCCTCGTCCTGCCATTTGTCCCAGGCAGAACCACAAATATCACCATAAAAATAAAGCTCCGAAGAGCTTCCAGTTTCGTTTTTTATTTCCATTTTCCCGTTTGTCTTTTCCTTGCCGGTCTTATCCCGGCTCTTAAACTCCAGAATTTTCCCCATTTTCGTCACTCCCTTCGTCAATTTGGTTTTGTTGCTGTTCTATCTGCAGATAGTTCTTTGTCATCCAGTGCTCCTGGCTCCAGTCTGTATTTAGCGGTGTATCTCCTGCCTTGATCCTCAAGTCATCTATGCTATATCCACCGCAGGCAATTAGTTTGTCGAACGCCTGGCTGATGCTGAATATATCAATATGACGTATGTTGCTCGTATCAATTTTTATATAGGAGCCGTCCAAAAAAGCCCGCTTGCCATATCGCTTGCGGGTTATTTCCTCTCCTATGATTGTCGTTATGGGGTCTATGCAGAAGCTTAGGAAGTTGTTTGTTAGCTCTCCTATATCCGCAATATCCCCACGTAGTAAGGAAGGAGGTATCCTAAATGCCTGTGCTATCCTATCAAACGCCTCCGCCGTAATGCCTTTTATATCGGCTATCTCCGAGGTACTTTTCTTGGCAGATGTATCCTGCTGTTCCTGGTACTCAACCCCTTTAGGCAGGTGCACCACTGCATTTTCCGCCTCAAAATATTCCTTAAACTGGCGGTTGAATAGGTCATCTATCTTCTTCTTATAGTCCTTATCCCCCTTGCTGGTACCATTTAGCTTTACAACCCCTTTTCTGCCCTGGGCTCGCTTGTACTTGCCCTCTGCCATGGCTGTCAAATCCTCATATTGATCTACCAGCTGGGTTAGTAGCGTACGTATGTTTGTATCATCAAGTTTGAAATACATCACATCCGACATATTGAAGGTCTTCCCGAATGTCATGGTCTTCACGGATACGTCCGTAAAATAATTTTCCTTGATGGCATACTCAACTTGGTTGAAACTATCTGCAACTAGCAACTGCCCATTTACCTCAATTACAAGTGCCTCGCCGTAAAATAACAGCTGGCTGATAAGTTTATGCATAAACTGCGTTGAACTCTCGTTCATATTCGGTTCTATGTTCCAAAGGTAATATTCATCACCCTTTACTTCCTTACCGTCAAGGAAGGTTTTAAACTCGCATTTAGAAATGGCATTTGCGATAAAATTAATTGCCATCACTATACCAAATTTTTCAATGCTAAGTCTGTTTTTCTTGTCTTCTATGGCCTTGGCTGTTACATATATTTCAGCTTTATCAGCCCCAAAAAAATGTTTTGTCCAATCCCAAAATCCCACTCTATCACCGCCTTTCCGGGCAAAAAATAAAAGCCCTATTGGGCTAATACGTATATACGCCTACATCAAAGTCAAACTCCTCCCCGCTGTCTTCAAGTTCCGTACCTCCAGCGGAGAAAGCGGCCACCATTGCCATAAAACCATCTGTCTTCCTGCTCTTAGGTTCTATCTTTCCATAGGTCATGTTGTCGTATTTCTCCGGACACTTACAGGCGTTATTTGTATACCAGCGCATCAGGGGATTATCACCATATACAATACTGTGGTTTACAAATAGGCTGTTTATGGTTGGGGCCACTAACATCTGGTTGCTCGGCCTTGTCAGTTTTATATTGTTCACTCCGTTTTTATCGGTATCAAAACCAACTTCTCTTAAGGCTTTTGCTAAGAGCGTATACCTGTAGTTATCCATGCCCAGGGTGGTTATATTGTATTTCTGTGCCTGCTTTGCAAGCCATTCCGCGGGAATGGAGGGAGCTATTTCTACATCATCTATAAATGTCAATAGGCTTCCACCTTTTTCAGTTGCCCATTCTTCCAATGGGGCTTTTATCCTGTCCAGGTCATTACAATTGCGGCATACCCATGTGTGGGTTATCCAATAGTATTTGCCCTTGTATTTAAAAAGCAATCCCGCCGCTACAAAGTCCGTAGTCTTTGCATAATCCAATCCAGCCACGCAGGTACACCCTGCAAGGTCGTCAGCAGGTATCAGCTGGTTTGTAGCAAGAATATTATCCCAGGAGGTTACTTCAACATCTTTATTGCCCCGCGGCATATTCATACGTTTTGTCATAAATGCGCTATTGCTCACAGGGTCAGTTTTATAGTTTTCGTATTCCTTTTTCATTTCCCGCAGGAGTTCTTCATTGTAGTGTAACGTAGGGTTTGCTTTCTCCCACATCTTGGGATTATCAACTTCCTTTTCATTGTCCAAACGGCAAATAAAGGGAAGCATACCATTGTCGCCACCCTGCTCATTCAGTATTCTAAGCGCTCTATCTTTTACATTATCCAAGGGGCCGCCCCGGATGTCGCCATCAGTAGTGGTTATAGTGGTTCTGGGGTTTTTCTTTTTTCCCAGGCCAGTTATAAAGACATTTATAATTTTGTAATCCTCGTATTGGTGGTATTCATCAAAATCTACTTTTCCTGGTCTGCCGCCGTCTTTTGTCTTGGCATTGGATGTCCTAAATCTCAATGTGGACCTTGTCTTTAGATTATATATAACCTCTTTATTCCAGTAGAAATGTTTCCTTAGTTTTGGTTTGTAGGCTTCTAGGACATTATAGATATCATCAAAGCTTGTCTTTGCCTGCTCCTCTGCGTTGGCGCAGATGTCTATGTTGTACTGCTTTATTTTGTTATACTCGCTTAGGAGGCAGAAATCTTCAAAACTCAGGTATCCGTTTTTCCCGGAACCTCTGCCGACATAGATAAACAGGTCCGGCCACCTTAGAATTCCAGGCTTTGCATAGGTACAATTGTGCAATGTAAAAACAAAAACTTCCCAGTCGTACAAATCAAAAGAGAAATATTTCTGGAGACTTAAATACTTATGTAGGAGTTCTACATCAATAATTAAGTTTTCTTCTTTAAAACATTTTTCTACATAGTTACACAATTGAAACTGCTCTTTACATTCAGCTATCTCGCCGCTTCTAACTAGGTCAATATAGTTTTGTATCTCTGGTATAAGTTTAGAGTTCATCCTCATCAGGGCTTTCTGCATTCTCTGTAGTTAGCTCTAGCTGTTTCAGGATTGCCAATTTCTGTTTGTTAAACATTATGGCATCCTTAATGGAGGGGTTCTGTTTCTCGTATGCCTTGCCTGCCGCAGATGTGGCAATATAGACAGAGCCACGCTTGTCTATATCTTCCTGCATCTTTCTTTCCTGTTTGGCATACCAAACATAGTCATCCACAAGCCCAAGGAAATGTTCTACATTTGCCCCTTTATCTTTCAGTTGTTTTATCAAAGATTGTTTTATGCTCTCAATATTTTCCATATTCATCCCTCCTCCTATATGTAAAATGCTCCCATAGATGGGCTGTTTTCTCTCCTGCACACGAGGCGTTTGTTTTGTCAGG